TGTAACTGCACATTTGCCATTTTCAGTCGGACGGATCATTGAAATCTCTAAGATGGACATGGTTCTATACGACGCTTCTGGTACTTCCGTTCCCATGCGTGGGGACACTGTTGATAAATTCATCAGTGAGGAAGATTTGTGCAAGTTGCATAACGGTGTTATGGCTCAAATGAGCTGTTTTGACACAAGTGACATTACAGGCTCTCGGGTCCGCGATCATGGCTTTTCGCTTACTATTGACCTAGAGACTGTTGAGTATGAAATGTCCTCTCATTGCAGAACGAGTGCTTTGAGATCTGTTCGTTACTCAGCCGCGACAAAGGAAGGTGATTGTGGTGCACCTGTCATCGTGCATAACCCTCACATTCCTGGCAAAATTGTCGCGACTCATCTTTTTTCATCTGCATCACAATCTGCTGGTGGCGCTGGAATCGTCACCCGTGAAATGCTTTTGAGACACGTGCGTGAGAATAGAACGTTTGAATTCAAGACGCAGGGATACTCAACGGACTTTGCGTCCGAATTGCGTGAGAGCAAGCTCTTCCTTGAGTACGTTGGTGATGTGCGCCCATCAGTGCACATATCCCGTAAAACGGATTTTGAACCAACGAAGATGCTCGGAATAGTAGCTGCTAAGGAACCTAGTGTGAAGACTGGAGCCGATGATCCGGCTCTTATCAACGTACTAGAGTACTCCTCATGCAATTTCAACTCGGAACTTCCCGATGTTGATGAGTGCCCCTGGTTTGATTTCTTTCCAGATGAAGCACGTGTCCTTACTGTTGGCGAGGCTGTCAACAAATGGGGCAAGATGGACCAGCTGAACCTTGCTTCATCAGCTGGCTACCCGTGGACCACCATGGGCATAAACAAGAAGCACCTACTTGATCGCGTTGGCGACCTTACCACGATCAAGAGTGATGACCTTAAAAGGAAGATTGACACCATGGAGGAAGACTTTAAGAACGGAGTTGTTGAGATACCCTGGATGATTGTGCTGAAAGACGAGCTATTGAAGCCCGGCAAATTGGCCCGAGCTATCGAAGTACCACCTATTGAGTATACCATTATTACTCGTATGTACTTTGGAGCTTGGATCAGTATGATGCACAAGAATGCAGGAAAATCTTTTTCTGCTGTTGGTGTTAACCCCGAGGGAGGCGATTGGGATGTCATGCTTCGTAAGATGCTGGCTTGCTC